CATTTCACTGTAATGAAGTACATAAAAAGTCTGAACTAACCGCATGGTACCGGTGGTGCCCTGCACCTCATTAAATGTATACATCGGATGTAACCAATTATTAACACCCTGTTCACAATTTCAGATGCGCTCTATACTATAATATAATTGCAAGGACAAACTTGCATCGAACATCAATCACGAGACGAAAAGGACGAAAAGGACGAAACACATGAAAGTTATCGTAAAGTATGTCACTGTGGAAGCAGTGAAAGACAAGCAGGTTTTGACCCTGCTGTTTCCCGATTGGAACAGCAAGCGTGACTGTCTGGAAGTCGTCAAAGCACATGGCATGAAACCGCTCACCTCTGCCACCGGTTCCAAGGGCTTTGAAATGGCTCTTGAGGATATCAACGCCGAAACGCTGAAATGCGAAATCGGCGCAGAGATTCCACATGATTTCATGTTTGACGGCGACGAATTCACCAACTATTATAAAGAAAGTGAGGTAAAAGACAATGGCTGACCCTTGCACCTGTACCGCCCCTTGCGGCACTCCGACCAATGTTTCTCACACGTTTTTGTATGAGGATGCCGCACAGAACATTTTCGGCCTTGTGTATGACGCGGACGGCAACCTTTTGAACATCGTTGACGGTGTGGGCAAGCTCGACCCCCTGCCCTTTACCGCCTTTGAAGAGGCCGCACGCCGTGGCTTTCCGTATGCGCCCCAGTGGTCTCCCTGCTGTCACGGTGGCAAGACCATGGAACAGCAGGCGGCAGAGCTGGAAGCACAGAAACACCATATCGCCAGCATCTACACGAACCAGTCACCCACGGCCCTTTTTCCGACCAACGGAGACAGCGTTGCCAAGCAGTTTATGCTCCGTTGGATTTTCTGAGTTAGATATCCTTTATAATGAAAGGAAAGAAATATTATGTTTAACAAGACCAATCAGAATGACGCTCCCGAAGTCGTCAAGTCTTACCTGTCCATTGAGGACGCAACCGTGCAGGCGTGTCACCTCATTTCCGACCGGATTTGTGTGTTCACTCTGAACATCCCCGGCGCGACGTTCCTCAATTTGAAAGTTGTGGACGGCAAAAACGGCGAGTTTATCGCAATGCCGCAGAGCAAGGGCCGGGATGGACAGTATTATGACCTGTACCGCGTGTACTTTTCTGCTGCAGATGCAGAGCGCATTATTGCCGCAGTTGCAGAGCACGCAACGGCGCAGGGCGAAAAGACGGATTATAAGACCCGTTACGAGGTGTAAACATGAGCAAGCGCAACATGAAAAATATTGCGCTTGACCTATATGAAAGCGGTGGATGGATAAATATTCCGTCCATCGCTTCTTTAGGTTGTTGGTGCAATATCCTTATTGGTAAGCGTCAAGTTGGTAAAACCTATGGTACATTGAAATATGAGCTGAACGAGGGTCAGCGGTTCCTGTATCTACGCCGCACAACCACAGAGTTTGACGCTATCACCAGCGACCCCGACTTGAACCCGTTCTTACCGCTGAAAAAAGAAGGGTTTGACGCGGATATTGTAAAGGGTGGCAAGGTCACTTATACAATAGGCCGGTTTGAGTATGAGGACGGCAAGCCAAAGCAATGCCTAGAGAAATACGGAATCGGAATGACGCTCCCAAGTATTGCGAATATCCGAGGTTTCAACGGTTCCCAATTTGAGGACGTGGTTTTTGATGAATTCATACCCGAAAGAATTGTCATTAAACGCAAGGCAGAGGGCGACGCGTTGTTGAATGCCTATGTAACCATCAACGGAAATCGGGAACTAGAAGGGAAACCCCCGTTGCGTCTCTGGTTGCTTGCAAACGCGTTTGACATTGCAAGCCCCATTTTGGTGGAGCTTGGCGTGGTGGATGAAATTGCCAAGCTGTGCAGGACGGGCAAAGAATGGACGGTAACAGAAAGCGGTGTTTTCATTGGTATGCCCAAGTCCAGTGCGGTAAGTGCCAAGCGTGCGCAGACCGCTTTCATGCGTCACATGATGAAAAACAAGGATTCAAAGTTTTATAAAATGGCAATGGAAAATCAATTTGCTTACAACAATCTGGAAGCGGTACGGCCCATGAACCTTAAAGGCATGAAACCCCTATATTCTGTGGCGGGGTTATATGCGTATGTGTACGACGGGAATCATGTGTATCTGTGCACTTCCCGGCATGAAAGCCGGGAAGTGTATCCGGACACGAAAGCAGGGAAAACCGCTTTCCGTCTGCATCACCCGTTCTTTGAGGCTATGTTAAATCTCAATCAGATTTGGTGCTCCGACGTGCCCACGTTGCTCAAAATCAAAGAATTTCTTGACATTGACGACTAGACCGAGTATTATAAAGGTGCAGGGGCCCCCAAAACTTAGACAGACCGGAAGTCTGTGGGGTAGCATTTCTAAGTTGCGCACCCCTGCTTTTATAGAAAGGAGTAGGCAATGCTTACTTATTCATACAAGTATGCCGCAGAAAAGCGGCTCTCCCCGCACTTTCGCGTGCGTGAATTCCATTCCAAGCACGACCCCAGCGACATTGTAAAGGTTGACGAGCGGCTTTTGACTTTGCTTGAAAACATCCGGAATTTTACCGGTAAACCGGTACACATTAACAGCGGATACAGAAGCAAGGAATATAACGCCACTCTCAAAAACGCCTCTCCCCGGTCTCAGCATTGCAACGGCATGGCGGCTGATATTTGGGTTGAGGGCGTGACACCGTCCAGAATCGCAGAGATAGCAGAGGTCTATTTGGGCGCTTCTGGCGGTATCGGCGTATATCACACGTTCACACATGTGGACGTTAGAACCAACAAATCAAGATGGAAAGGAGCCTATTGATTATGGCACTCAGCATTAACGACGTTATCACATTGGCAAACGCAGGTTTTTCCAAAACCGATATTGCCGCTTTTATGAATCTGGGCAATCCCCAGACCACTCCCCCTAGTCCTGTGCAGGTTCCGACCGCTCCGGCGACGGTTCCCACTCCTGCACCTGCCCAGCAGGCCCCGGCCACTCCCGACCTTGGCCAGCTAGTGGCAAGCCTTGCCGACCTTAGCAAAAAGGTTGACGCGCTCAATGTTCCGACCGCTGGCACCGTGGGCGCTCTTCCCACTGTCACCAGTGTGGAAGATATCATTCTTGGGGCGGTCAAGCCTGCCCCAGCACCCGAAAGTCCCATTTTCAATAGTGTGGAAGGAGTTGTTAAGTAATGGCAAAACCGAATTTCCCCGAAAAGGCAGGCGCAGCGGTTTTCCGTCCGAAGGACATTTATACCATTGCCAATAATCTGGTTCAGCAAGTGACGGGCCAGATGGCAATCACTGCCGTTGATACCTCTTCTTTTATCAACGTCGGGCAGATGTGCCTTAACACCAGCAAAGAGGGCACGTTGCAGGCCCTCTATAACATGGTCTCGCGTACCATCATTACCACCCGCGCATATAGCGGCAGGTTTACCAGCATCGAAACCACGTCGCAGGAGTGGGGGCTGTTCATCCGCAAAATCGCTTTCTTTTCTGGCAAGTTTGACGAAACCAAGTTCATCAACACCGTCAATAACCCCTATACCTTGCGCGACGGCCAGAGCGTGGATATGTATAAGATTTCCAAGCGGTACCCGCTGGAAATGTGGTATACTGGGCAGGCCACGCTTGACCAGACCTATACCACGTTCCGTTCTCAGCTGACGACCGCTTTCACCAGCGAAAGTGAACTGTCGGCATTTCTGGCCGGTATCACCACGGAAGTTGCAAACGACGTGGCCCGCTGGAAAACTGCCGAGAATCGCGCCGTCGTGATGAACTTTATCGGCAGTCTGTACAACACCGGCAAACCCGGCCAGAAGGTCAACCTTACTGCCGAATTCAACAAGGCACGCGGCACCGCGTACACCACCGCCGACCTGCTGACCACCCATTTGCAGCAGTTTCTGTCGTTCTTTGTCTCCCTGCTGGAAACCCAGACGGCCCTGCTTGAGGAAAGCACCGACCTTTATCATCTGGTTCCCGCCTGCACCGACGACAACGGAGACCCGTTGACCCTGCTCCGGCACACTCCCAAGAGTGAACAGAAACTGCTTCTGTACCAGCCCCTCATCAATGATGCCAAGTCGTGGGTGTTCCCTGCTATCTTTGGCCCCGGTTACCTTTCCTTTGGCAACTATGAGGGGGTCAACTTCTGGCAGAACATCAACGACAAGAGCCGCGTGAAGGTCATTCCCGCTCAGTTCAACGTGAACACCGCCAAGCAGGAGACCGGTAAAGAAGTTGACCTGCCCATGGTGGTGGGCCTGCTGTATGACCGCAGAGCGCTGGCGACCGTCTACATGATGGACAGTGTTTATACTACTCCTTTCAACACGAAAGGCGAGTATTACAATACGGAACATCATTGGAAGATGAACTATATCAGTGACCCCACAGAGAATGCAATTCTCTTCTATATGAGCGACGACGCACAGCCGTAACCAGCCGCGAAGGCCCGACCGTAAATGGCCGGGCTTTTATTGTTAGAAAGTAGGTGAAACAATGGCACGAGGCGAATTTAACGGCGCAGTTCCCGCGCCCAGTGTAGAACATGGGTATCACTTCCACTTTGGAAACATTGAGAAGCGCGTGAATTCAACCAAAGCATTTGATTATACCAAGCTCCCCGACGAGGAGCGTTGCGATTTCAAGCAAACCACCAGCATGGAGCGGCCTGTGATTTACGTCACGTTGAACAGTATCAACATTTCCCCCCAGTGGAATTATTGCCAGTGCGAAGAGACAGCAAGTTTCTATTGGATACGCGATATTTCAATTGGTATACGAGGCAGGGGAACCGCGAATATCTGGCAGTTCACGCTGGAGCTTGACCCGCTGGCAACATACCGGGATGAAATCTTGAAAACAGACGCATTCATTGAATATGGATTCAATCAAGATTCCAGCGGCGCAACGTTCCGTTTACAGGATACCCGGCAGGCCGTTGGAATGGCTCCCAAGATTTCCACAGTGTTGTCAGATATCACGGACGGAAATATTGATGCCTCTGGTGGCACATTTGTTCTGTCCTGTGTTGGCAAGTCTGGCCTGCACTCATATGCAATGAGCGCCGCCACGTTGGGAAGTTTGTTGACCGCAGTTTCTTTGACGTGGGAAACCCTTACTAAGCCTATGGTTCGTTGGGAACTGGCATTGCCCGAGTTTATGAACAAATTATTGTTTGGCGGCAACGCATTAGAGTGTGTCCGCTCCTGCATCTGGATACCCATAAACCTTTCCAGATACGGCGCAGGACGGCAGACGGAAATCACCTTGGGGCAGTTCAACACCACCGTTTTTGCACGGCAGGTCACTCCGTCCAGCTCCCGTAGCGTTCACACGACTATTGCTATCCCGTGGCCTGCTGATGACTGGAAGCGCATGAACTGTCAAATACAACTTTATGTTCCTTTCGTGGGCACGCTGGCGGTTCCCGTTGACCAATGTAACACGGCGGCAAATATTGATATTGATTGGTCTGTGTGTTTCGTGGACGGCAGTGTAACGACACTAGTCCGGGCAGGAGATTACACGGTATACGCTGGAAGCACCAGCATAGCCAGCCCCTACGGAATCGGCACCAGTAACATTGACCCGGTGCGTGCGCTGACCGGTGCAATCAGCACCGTCTCCGGTGCAATGAATTTCGGCGGGGGTCTGCTGTCCACCGTGGCGGGGTTTGCTGGCGGCACGCAGCAGGCCGCGCAAGGTCTTGTCCAAGTTGCGCAGGGTGTACAGCAAACAGTTTCCCCCATCAACTGCTCTGCCGGAACTATGGGTGGTGCGTCGCAGGCACAGCTACCTTTGGAAGCAAAGTTGACCCTGCTGTATTATCCCCCGGTGGACGACGCAGGTTTCCAAAAAGTTTACGGATACCCGGTAATGAAAGTTGCAAAGCCGGTGCAGGGTTATTGCAAGACCCGTGGTTTCTCCTGTGCTCCGCTGAACGCTAAGCCCGACGAGATTTCTTACATCAACGCCGCAATGGACAGCGGTGTTTTCATCGAATGAGGTGATTATATATGTACCAATGTTATAGCGGATACTACGACGGCGGAACGCTGTGCGGGAATTTCGATGCAACGTTTTCCACTGATGCAATGAATTACTGGGAACGTTCTTTCTTTCAGCGGTTGCGCGGTCTCATTGAATTTAACGGGCTCCCCGAGAACGGCCCCGGTCAAATCGGTTGGGACTACGACGCATTTTTGTACCAGCTTTTCCGCACCGGTTTCGCGACCGTGTTCAAATCGAAAACTTACGGGCTTGTCGTACAGCCCGCATTCCCGACCGGTTACGGCCTGCAATACCAGCCGCGCGGAATGCAGATTTCGACGACGTTTTTCAATTTTCCGCGACCTCTGGAAATTGGCAAAGAGTGCGCTGTGATAAAGCTCACTCCCGACTACCAAGGAACGTGGGATTTAGTGACCAAGTACGCGCGGGAAATGCAGCTGGCAGAAATCGCAATCCGGCAGAGCGCAATCAATGCCCGTTTCGCTTATGCGGCTATCGCCAAGGACGACAAAGGCAAGCGCACCATGGAAGGGATTTTTAGCAAGCTGGAAAACGGTGCCCCCGCTGTTGTTATCAATGCCGATTTGAAACAACAGCTGACCACTAAGGCCGATGGAGATTTTACGCTCCCAATCATGCAGTTTGACCGCGACCTTTCCAAAAACTTTATTCTTCCCGATTTGATGGAGTATCGTCGGAACATCCTGTGCGACTTTTACAGGGAACTGGGCGTTTCCGTTCAGCCCAACAAAAAGGAGAGAATGGTTGTGACGGAATCGAAAGCGGCAGACGCGGAGACCTTCAACCGGCGCGAGGTCTGGCGCATCACGTTGGAAAAGTCCCTTGCAATCGTCAATGCGATGTACGACACCGATATCACGTTTAAGATGGTTGAACCCGATTTCGACGCAGGCGAGGCCGACGAGACCGAGACCAACAACGAAGGGGAAGAGGTGAATAACAATGTTGGTGAATGAGCTTGTCTCTTCTTGCAATTTGGAAGCGCTGTTGATGGCAGACCCTAACCTTTTTGCAAATATGGTTATCCCCGAGGGCATGGAGAAAGCGGGAGTTATCCAAGCTATCCGCAGGGCCCACGGTCTGGCACCCCTGTATCATCCAGACCCCATCTGGATGAAATCAGAATTGTATTGGTGGAGCCGGGAAAATCTCCCCATTTGGAGAAAGCTGTTTTCCACCACTCAGCTGGAATACAATCCCATCTGGAACACTAACGTTTCTGAAATCACCAAGGACACCACCGAAAGGGCCAAGGATACCGCCGAGAACACGGCCACCCACTCCCACGGTGGAGCCGACGAGCAGAGCCAGCACGCGGACGACCGCCACCAGATGGAGACCACCGGCAACCTATACCATGAGGATACCAAAGCGGACGGTTTCACCACGGACAATGCAGCAGGGCAGGAGAAAACGGTGGGCAGTACTGCCGGGAAAGAGCATGGTTTTGCTCATACCCAGACCAGCGCGGACGAGACCCGGGACACCAAGGGCACACTTGACCGGGATACGACCGGCACCCGGCTCACGACCCACGGTGAAACCATGACCGATAAAGTCAAGACCACCAAGGACAGCCAGACGGACGTTGAGGGCAAAGTTTCTGCCGAGAATGAGGCGACATATCAGCCGTTCGACGCTTCCACCACTATCTATAAGGAGACCGGCACCGCAGACGATACCCGCAAAACCGACTGGATGGAAACCGAGAACACCACCGGCACCCAAGACGATGTAACCACCGAGAACATGACCGACCACCAAGAAAGCACGTCGGACACCGAGACCAAGCAGGACACCGAGGGTCTTACCACCGGCCAGCGGGACAGCATCGACCGGGCCCACGGCACCCACGGTGACACGGGCCGCACCGATGGACACGGGCACACCGAGCGGCAGGCGGGAGACCGTGGAACCGCGCAGGATTCTAAGACCGGCAAGCATGAGGAGCACGGCCTTGCCGCTGTTACGGGCAAAGAATCGGAGACCGTTACCACCGTTCACGAGTGGAAGCGAGGCGGCAATATCGGTGTTACCACGACGCAGCAGATGATTGAAGCAGAGCGGCAGACTGTGCTTTTCAATATGTACAGAGTTATCGCAGACAGTTTTCACCGCACGTTCTGTCTTGACTTTTATTGATGGGGGTGTTAATATGATATCGGAAATCATCGTTGCTCTTATCGGCGGGCTTGTGACGCTTTCGGGTGTTCTTATCGCAAACAGCAAGGCGCAGGCCGTCACCGATACCAGACTAAATGAATTGACCCGGGAAGTGCGCGAACATAACCAATTTGCACGCCGTGTTCCCGTGTTGGAAGAGCAGATGAAAGTGGTGAACCACCGTATCGACGACTTAGAAAGGAAAGGTGATTGATATGAAAATCAAGCCCGCAACGATTGCAAGAACCGTCGTTCTGGCTCTGGCTCTGGCAAATCAGGTTCTCAGTATAGCCGGTCTGAGCCCCCTGCCCATTGACAGCGCCACCGTTGAACCTTGGGTGACAACCGGTCTGACGACTGCCGCGGCCGTCTGGGCATGGTGGAAAAACAATTCGTTCACCCCGGAAGCAATCCGGGCCGACGAGCTGTTGAAGGAAATGAGGGGGTGAATTTATGGATTATCCGTTTTGCCCGTCCCCGCCCTATGTTCCCGGCGACCCGGGAATGTACGACCTCAGATGGATGGTCTCCCAGATTCAGAGTTTGACAGCTCTGGTGCAGGGCATTGCCAAAGGGCAGGAATCGCAGGGCGGCAACATCACCGCGCTGAATTCTGCAATGGCTGACCTTGCGGCCGCTCAAAAGTGCATCAACGAACGTCTGAACGCCGGTGACTTTGAAAACGGTAAGTTTTTGGAGTGGGCCGATAAAAACCTTCCCAGCATGGTTACTGAGATGGTGCGTTTTGTCTGGTTTGGTCTGACCCCGGACGGGCATTTCTGCGCTTATGTTCCGGCTAATTGGGGCTGGCTGACTTTCAACACTGGCACCGATATCACCGAACCCGAGTATGGTCATCTTATCATCACCTATTAAGAAAGGAGTTTTCAACATGAGTTGCAAGAATGATTGTGGTTTTCCCATCAAGCCCGCACCCTTTGCGCCTGCTGACCCCGGCCCCTGTGGGCCGGGCCCTTGCGGCCCCCATCACCCGCCGCTGCCGCCCCGGCCCCCTGCTTCCTGTGGGCCGTGTCCCCCGTCTCAGTATATCGGCTCCCGGTATGTGCCGATTTTCGCAGACCCCATTGAGTGGGACAATCACCGCTCCTACGAATCCCTTACCATTGTGACCCACGACGGCGAAAGCTACACGAGCAAGTGCAACGTGGGCCCCGGCGTGGATATCACCAATACGCGATACTGGGCCAAGACCGGCGCATATAATGCGCAGGTGGAGCAGTATAAGAACGAGGTGAAAGACCTGTCGTCTCAGGTCTCCGGTTTCGCGTCTGACAACGCGGAATTCCGGGAGAAAATCGACCAGTTCACCAAGGACAATGCGGAGATGAAAAACACGGTTGCCGAAGACAAGGCCCGTGTTGACGCTCTGGCCGAGCGCGTGGCGACTGCCGAGACCGAAATCGACGGATTGCAGGCCACGACCGCCCAGCACACCACCGAGATTGCCGACCTGCACGCCAAGGACGAGGATTTGCAGAGGCAAATCACCAGCAATGACGGCGACATTGCCGCCCTTCAGGCAAAGGACACAGAGCATGATTCCCGGCTGACCGGCATCGATACCAAGCTCAAGAGCCACGATGCCAGCATTGCACAGAACACTGCCGACATTGCCAAGAATACCAAGAATATTCAAGACAATGCCGCGAACATCGCCAAGAACGCTCACGAGCTGGCCGACCATGCCGAACAGCTGGCAGACCATGAGGGCCGTTTGACCGCCCAGCACAAAGAAATCACGGACAATCACACGGCCATTGAGCGTCTTACCAGCGTGACGGACGGGCTCCGGGCTGACCTTACCGAGGACGAGGCAAAGATTGAGGCCAACCGGGATGCAATCGCCCACATTCAGGAGAAGGACGTTCAGCAGGATGGACGGCTGGACAAACTGGAAGAGTGTTGCGAACAGGCTAAGGCCCACTTTACCCAGCTGGACACCAAGACCGACAACACCAATACCGCGTTGACCGCCGAGATTGACCGGGCAAAGGCCGCAGAGCTGGCAAACGGCAAGTTGATTGCCAAGAACGTCGCAGAGCTGGCGAACCACGCCCACGAGCTGGCCGACCATGAAACCCGCATTTCTACTCTGGAAAGTGACAACACTACCAACAAACAGGATATCGCGGATATCAAAGCCAAGAACACCCAGCAGGACACGGCAATCTCTGGCAACACCGATTCCATCGCCCATCTGAAAACCGACAAGGCCGACAAAACCGCTCTGGGCGACTACGTCACCAAGACTGAGTTTAATGCCGACCAGAAGCGGCAGGATGATATTGTGGGCGACTGGGCAACCGCTCACCCCGGGCAGACTGTCGCAGAGTGCGCAACCTCTCAGGAGACCGAGCTGGCCGACCACGCCGCGAGCATTGCCAAGCTGGAAACCGACAAGGCAGATAAAAGCGAGATTCCCGACGTGACGGGATACGTCCCCACGAGCACCTATGATGCCGGACAGGACGAGCAGGATGCCCGCATTGCTACTCTGGAGAATAACAGCGTGTCTCTTCCCGCTTCTGTTCGCTATACTCATCTTGATTTTGCTACCGTGTGGGCGGAAAATGACGAACGCCGTGGCAACTACGCAACCGTTATTCTTCCGTTTCCCTTTAAAACTTTCCCCGAACACCCCATAAATGCAACAGTTTCGGACATTGCAGTTGGACATGCTGAAGTGGTTTATCTGGATGGAAGCCCCACGTACCAGTTTGAACATGATGCTGTGAAGCTTTCTGCCGAATATGTCGGTGCAGGCGTTCGGCTGACCGCAACTGTTCCCGCTTCAACCGATTTCGAAACAAAGGCACACATTCTCCACTTTGTCGTAATGGTTACAATTTCTTAACAAAAGAAGAGCCCCGCTCATAAGAGCGGAGGCTCTTCTTTTGTTCCATGTGGAACATTATCCCAACCTTTCCTCTGTAAAATTATTGATGCCGCCCACCTCATACCGGCGCGGGGTCATAACTATCCAACTAGCCGAGTGGGTGACGCGCTGGAAATCGTGACGCTCTTTTATGGGGCTGTCGTGGTAAGAAAGCATCTGACCACCTGCATCATCAATGATAAGAAAATCATTCAGATTTTCAATATCGTCCTTTAATGCCGCCTGCCCTTCTTTCTTGCCTACTCCTGCAATGGTGCTTTCTAGTACACCGTCACAAGTCCGGGCCGCGTAACACTTGGCGCGTAAGAATCTGAATTCGGTGTAACCATAATCGGCTTGCGGGTGTTCGTCCTCAGCGATACCAATATAGACTTTCTTGCCGCTTGGTTTCGTGACCACCACCCCGCGTTTCTCGCACTGCTCCGCGACCTCTTTATTATACTGTTCGACCTCTGGAACCTTGGCACCCTCAAATTTGCAGGAATCTGTATCCCAGTAAATCACCTTCTCCCAACCGACGATTTTCAACAGTTGCCAGAGCTTGAGCCGCGTCATGCTGGCTGTCCATAGGCCCCAGAGAAATGGAAACTTGCCTTTCTGGCTCTTCTGTATCTCCGCAGCGGTTTTCTTTTCTAGGTTGACTTCCCAGCTCGTACACTTAAAATCAATGCTGTCTCTAATCTCTGCCGTGTATTCATCCCTTATCGTCTTTTGGGCGCAGGCTCCGAAAATCGTGTTGACGCAGATTTTGGAGAAAGCATATTCGGGGGAACCTTTCATGGTCTCTTTGATTTCGAATTTATCAAAAATAGCCATTCGGAAAGAATCGGGAAGATACCCAAGTCGAAAACAGAATCCCCGGTGCATCACCACCCGTTCAAAGGTGTATGCTTCTTTGATACGTTGCCAATCATTGGAATCACAATACAACAATGTTTCGTCTGCCTGCAAAACTCTGCCGTTGTCTTTGTTTTCGTCGTCGCATTTGAGGCCCGCGCACTTGCTAACAGAGATTACGGGGTCTGGGCATTCGGGCCGGATTTGCAAGCCCTTAATTGCTATCTCTGCAATCCACCCCATACCGCAGGATATGATATTGTCCATCACTGCTTGTGGCTGGCCTTGTGGTAGCATCATGGGTTTACCCTCTGGAAACTTCCATAAGAGCTGTTGTGACGGGTGAGCGCTCTTGAAATCATAGCTGTTACAATTGCGGTAAGTGTGACAGGCACGCCACCGGGTGCCGTGTGTATCGCCACCTGCCATTGCTTTATATGCGATTTCCAGTTGTTCCCGGTTGAGCTCAAGAGCCTGCATCTTTTGCAGTGTCCGGCTGTCCCCTGTCAAATGTTTGTTGACCTCTTTAATGACAAGGGCCGTGTTTGTCATTGGAAGCGTCGCCGCGTTGTAATTGCGTTCTGCTTTCAAACGTTCGATTGCTTCCCACAGGCCCAGAACATCATTGACGCAGTATGCGAATTCAGAATCATCAAGTGGAGTATCTGCTGTTCTGTAAACCGAATAGTCCAAGTCACCTTTTAACTTTTCGTGCTTACATCCTTCTGTTGCTCTGGCAAGGCTCTTTTGGAACAGTTTCAGGCTGTCCCGGAATTCAATACCGTTGTCGAACTGCAAATAAAGGGGTTTCCGGCTCTTGGTGTAAAGGGCCTTGCAATCTCCCCACCGGTCACATAACATCTGAATCAGATATGTATACTCATACCCAAGATTGTGAACAAAAATCACAAGGCGCTTTTGTTCTGTGATACTCCACTTATCAACCAGCGTCTCCATGATATCGGCCCAATCTTCAAAGTATCGCGGCACGACGACCGCGCCACAGATGCACGTTTGAAAGCTGTACGCAAAACCGTCTGTATCGGTGTTGGTGGTCTCAATATCAAAAGTGCAAGTTACATCAATGTAACGGGGTTTCGGTCTAGCGTTCTTGGTTCGCTCCTGTACGGTTTTGGGAGTACCCAGCATAGCCAGAAATTCGCCTTTGCTCTCCGCTATCTGTTCACCCCTGCATTCTCGCATGATTTAACCCCCAAAATACTTTGCTAGAATTTGTGCCGCCTGCTCTTCTGTTGAGATATTGAATTCACGGGAAAGGGCCGTTGTTTGGCTCTCTCCCGTCTGCTTTGCGCGGTCTATCGCGTCCTTTGCCCGTTGCAAGAAGGGCCTTCCGTTGTCCGTCTGCAATAGCGTGTAAACCACATCAGAACCCAACGTCGCCTCAAGCTCTTTTGTCATGTACTTGTCAAACAGCTCTGAAAGCTCCTCTTGTGACCCGGTGAACCCCCTGTCAACAAGAGATTGATAAACGTTGAGTTTCCAGTCCTTAATACCTTGCATTGTGGACGTTTTGGAACTAAGGAAATCCCGCAGGCGCAGATACTCCGCGACAAGCTCCGTTCTCGTCATGCTCTTCACGGCTCCGCTGAACTTGGTGCGGCCCTGTGTTTCCAGCATCCCCAAAGTCCTCTTGTAAACGCCCTTGGTTTCTCCGGCCTCTTCCAGACGTTTCAAGCGTCGATTTGCTGCACCGGATGCACGCCGCACTATCTGTTCCAGCTCTTCCCGGGTGTAGCTTGTGGCGTTCGGGCCCTTGGGTGCGTATGCTTCCCACGGTTTGGGCTGGAACGGTCTTCCCTTGCCGCCCTGCTTGCGCTTCTTGGGCGGTTTGCTGGCTTTCTTCTCCGTGAGCTTGGCCGCTTTCCTCTGCTTGGCCTGCTTCTTGTTGCTGGCCTTGCGGGGGGCGGGCTTTTGTTCGCTCTTGGCCGTCGCACCCGCAGGTAGTTTATCGGGCTTTACGAGCCCGAGTTGATTCTTTATCTTTTTCATGCGTCGTCCCTCACAAACTCCTGGTTGACCTTATCATAATGATACCCGCGCGGCCACCGGAAATACTGGATTCTGATTGACCCGTTCTGTTCGGTCATGTACGGTTCGTTTCCGTTGGTGCGCAAGTAATTGTATAACTGCCGCACAGATTCATTGTCGAGCCTCTGCATGGACTTGCCCAACATCTTATAGGCCATCTGGGCCCCATTGGGGCCCGCGACCGGCATAACGTCGCGTGGATGTGCTGACTTGGGGTCAATCCATTCGTATTCTATCAGATGCACGATTCTCATATTAAAACCATCCTTTCCACTCACAAACGAAAATTACAACACCGATGATAAAGAACAGCGACGCGAAAGGAGCGACGCAAGAGAATTGATATGCTGTCATTGTTAAAACTCCCCATCGTGATAGTAGGCTATAATTTCATCGTCTCCGGCCTTGCGGCCTCTCCGGGTGCAGGTCTCTGCTGCACGTCTGAAGATTCCCGCACAATCGCCAACCTGTTTGAAGTAATAGACAAAACTGCTTGTCTTGTATTCCTTATCTGGATGACTGAGCAGGAAATTTTCAACCTGCTCAAAGTTGCTTGTCTTGCGGATGTAGAGAATCATGGTTATTTCTCCTTTACTTGTAAAACTTCAATCATACCGTTCCGTCTAGCATAATGCCCCGGCTAACTCTAACTGTTTTTCATGCTGTCTTTCCTTTCCGGTTTGTTTCGGTCTAGTTTCCCTATGGTCATTATCACATAAAATTGTTAACTAGATATGAACAACAAATTACAAATTGGTTACATCCGATGTATACATTTAATGAGGTGCAGGGCACCACCGGTACCATGCGGTTAGTTCAGACTTTTTATGTACTTCATTACAGTGAAATG